CACCAGTCTGTAAGTTCACAACCTTTTGCTCACTTAACTTGAAGCCTTTCATCTCATCACCAAGGTTGAGCTTCTGCCCCAACGCTGTGATTGTTGGATGACTAGCCTTCATCACTTGGTTAGTGTCTGGGTCAATAAGACTCAACACACCAAAAGATAAGTTACCTTGAGTACGAGTTGCAACAGGTAGTCCAGCAATGGATGTCTTGTTGTTTGACATTGGAGCTGAGCTCACAATGATAGTTGCTGAGCCAGTTGACTCATTGATGTTCATTTTTCTAAAGTAAACCATAATAAAAATAATTTAAAAATAATTAATTAATGTGGATAATTACGGGGGGTACCCCAACCACAAACTAAAGGTGGGGAGCAGTTTTACTATGGCATCTCAAGCACGCCAAATATATAATTTTGCCAGGACCGGGAGGGGGGTATGGAATATATTTTACTCAGGTGGGGGGTATGTTATGAGTAAAAAATTTTTATGGGTCTGGGAAATTTAGTATATTGTTTGTATAGACGCAGTGTAACTAAAACAATTAAGATATGGGACAATGGGATGATAGCAATGAAGGTGAGACAGGCAGTGGATTGAGTGAGATAGAACAAATGCAGCTTGACGCTGTACTATTAGAAACTGCCTATGATAATTCTTATCTAGTTCTAACTGATCAAATCACATTTGAGGACTTGATGCATAAAAGATTTCATGACGGGCATGAGGCAATTATGGCTTATGATCCTACAAACGGTCCAAAGCTAGAAGAATTAACTAACATGATAAGTTATTATATTGAGATAGAAGCATATGAAAGGTGTGCTAAGATTCAAAAAGTAATAGATAATATATTTCCTGAGATAATAAAAGAATAAGGTATGGCAACTAAAAAGAAAATGTCTTGCTGGAAAGGATATAAGGCAGTAGGTAAAAAGAAATCCCCAAGTGGAAAAAAAACCAAAAGCGGTAGAGCTAAAATGGTAAATAAATGCGTAAAAAAATAATCAATGGCAACACCAAGAAAAGGAAAAGCAAAGGTAAAAGTAACAGCTAGTGGTAAAAAAGTTAGTTACGGACAGGCAGGAAAAGCTAAAGGGGGAGGCCCTAGAGTTAAACCAGGTACATCTAAAGGAGATAGCTATTGTGCTAGAAGTTTAGGTATAAAGAAAAGGGTGTCTAAGAAAAAAGCAAATGATCCTAATACTCCTAATAATTTATCTCGTAAGCGTTGGAAATGCTCAGGAGCCAAATCAAAAAAATAAATGGTAGAAATAATTAGACATACATTAGGTATTTGTGGAGAGCATTGGCATCCAAATATATTTACTGCTATTGCTTCTACCCCTGTAATTGCGTCAACAGTATATTACATAAAATGTAAATGTGGTGGATGGTTTCATAAAAACCACTGCAAAAAGAAATGAGTTATGACAGAAAAAGATTTAACAGATTTAGGATTTATAAAACAAGTACAAGATGCTTGTTGTGATCCACAAGTATATACTTTTTATTTACAGGTAGGTAGTTCAATACCTTTTATAACACCAGCAAGTGATACAATAGTTAATGATAGTTGGGTTGTTGAAAATTATGCAATAGACTTTAAAACTTTAGTTAAATCGGATCTAGTTGCTATGATAACTCTTCTAGAAAATAATCCAATATATCCGCCTACATAAAAAATAAACGTCTGTAAACTTTTGAAATGTAAACTATTTATGTACATTTGCTATAAGTTTAATTTTAAAACCAAATAAAATGGCAGACGTTAAAAATTTAAATCCTGATTTACAGGACAAAGATCCTCAGCTTTCTAAAGAAGAACTTAATGCTAGGAGAGAAGAAATTACACAATTTTACAAAGACAACATTCCTCATCTAACAGTGCAAGCTGAATATGAGGCATTACTTTCTGACATAGATAAGTCAAGAGCTGAAAGATTACAAGCTCAATTGTTTATGGCACAAACTGCAGCACAACAGAAGTCTGACGGAGAAGGAGCATCTGAAGATGAAATTGCATTTAAAGAAGCAATGGAGAAAGCTGCAACAAACGCAGAATAACATGAGAGTCTTAAAAAAGGGTGATAAAGGACCTGAAGTTCAGACATTACAGCAGAATCTTATGATTACTCCTGATGGAGTATTTGGAAGACAAACAGAAAAGCATGTAATAAGATTTCAACTTATGCATAATCTTGCTGCAGACGGAATTGTTGGTTCAGATACATGGGCACTTCTTTTACAATTACCTACTAATATTACTGTAGCAATTGATGAAGACACTGATGTAACAAACCAATATTTCACAACACCATATAATCAAGTAGTTCATAAACACTACTTACCTAAAGGTGAATATGTAAATGGGCCAGTTTCAAATGAGTATATGTTTCTTCATCATACTGCAGGGAATAACAATCCTTATAAATGCATTGATCACTGGGGTAGAGATGACAGAGGGCGTATAGCCACTGAATTTGTATTAGGTGGGAAAAACCATAGAAATGGGGATGATGAATATGATGGTATTATGGTTCAAGCATTTCCTACAGGTGCACAAGGATGGCACTTAGGTAAAACAGGATCAGGATGGATGAACCGTCACTCAGTAGGAATAGAGATATGTAATATGGGTTATCTGACACTGGAAGATAACGTATATAAGACATATGTAAACTCCACTGTTCAAAGAGAACAAGTTATTGGTTTATCTGAAGCATTTAAAAACAGATTGTTTTGGCATGCATATACAGAAGATCAAATCAAAGAAACTGAAAAGTGGATAAGGTGGATTGGTGAAAGAGATGAGATAGATATTAGATTAGGATTAAAACAATATATCAAAAAGTATGGCCCAAATAAAGCATTTGATTTTCAAGTTGATGCATGGGCAGGGAAAGTAAAAGGTTTATTGACTCACGGAAATGTTAGAAAAGGTAAGTCAGATATATACCCACACCCAGATATGGTTGATATGATAATAAGTTTATAATGGCAATAGTAAATAAAGTAGATTTAAAATTGAAAGTAGACATTGATGTGTCAATAAAGTATCAGGTACTTACGTATTGTTTCTTTAATGATACACTATTGTCTAATTCTGATTTAAAGTTTTTATGTGAATTAGCAAAAAATAATAATGTAGAATTAACCAAGTTTTGTATAAACCTTGTTTCTCAAGGAATATTTAAAAGCCCACAATCTGCAAGAAATGCAATTACTAAAGCAGAAAAAAAGGGTTTGCTAATTAAAAAAGGGAACAATAAAAAGACAATCTTTTTAAATAAGGATATGAACGTTCAAGTAGATGGATTAGTTTTGCTTGATTATAAAATCCTAGGCAATGTTCCCCAAGTCTCATAAAGAGTTTAAAAAAGAAATAGCAGATGAAGTGGGTGTCCACCAACAAGTAGTAGATGATTTTATATCTTTCTATTATGCAAAGGTTAGAAGGAAGCTATCAGATTTATCTTTTCCAAGATTATATATTGAAGGTTTAGGTACATTTGAATTAAGAAAAAATAAGTTAGAAACAGCTATATTAAAGAATAAAAGTTTATTAGGTAATATAGCAAAGAGAACTTATAATGGTTATGCTAAAAGTGAAGATGTTAAATTAAACATTAAACAAATGGAAGCAGCCTTAAAGCAAATACATAAAGATATAATAACTAAAAAAGAATTTAGAGAAAATGAGTAAGTGGAAAAAATATCTAGATGTATTTAAGAATGCAGACAAAATAGCTGACGGGATAGTCAACAACATCTTTAAAAAAGAACACATTGAAGCTGTTGCAACTCACAGGTTTCAAATATGTATAGGATGCTCTTTGTTTGATGCAAAAGGTGATGATTGTCTGGCTCCAGGCACACAGCCATGCTGTAGTGACTGTGGTTGTAGTCTAGCGTTTAAGGTTAGGTCATTATCCTCAGAGTGTCCAAAAGGATACTGGGAAGCTTATACAACAGAAGAACAAGAAGAAATAATAACCAAAAAAATTGAAAATGGAAAAGTTGACTAAAGAAGAAATAGTAGGGGAATTACTAATTAATGGTGAGATCACTGGTGAAGAAGCAATAACACTATTAAGTGAATCAAAGCCAGATTGTGATGATGAGTTAGAAATCATTAACCCTTATAATTATACAACAACAAGAACATAAAAACAAAACCATGGGACTAAGATTTATAGAAGAAGGTCATGTGTATGAAAGTACAGATGATGAAAAAATAAAATGGACAAGTGTAACTTCATTGGTTGCTAAGTTCAAACCTAAATTTGATAGGGATGGGCAAGCTAAAAAATCTTCAAAAAATAAAAGATCCAAATGGTTTGGTATGACACCCAAAGAAATAATATCAGCTTGGGATAATGAAACAGCAAGAGCAATTAAACTAGGTAACTTTTATCATGACCAAAGAGAGTCTGATATGATGGAGATTGATACTATTGGAAGACATGGTGTTGAAGTTCCTATTGTCAATCCCATTGTTGATAGTGAAGGAATCAAAATAGCTCCTATTCAAAAAATAGATGAAGGGGTATATCCAGAACATTTAGTATATCTTAAATCATTGGGTGTATGTGGACAAGCAGATTTAGTTGAAGTTGTAAATGGGTATATTAACATTCATGATTATAAGACTAATAAAGAAATAAAGGATAAAGGCTTTACAAATTGGGAAGGCATTACTAATAAAATGTTTATACCTGTTAATCATTTAGATGATTGTAATCTTAATCACTATAACCTACAGCTCAGTATTTATGCGTATATTATTAAGAAGCATAACCCCAAACTTAAAATAGGTAAACTTACTATTCAACATGTAAAGTTTAAAAAAGTAGGGGAAGATAAATTTGGTTATCCAATCAATGAACATGTAAATGGAGAGCCTGTTTTAGAAGATGTTAAAATTTATGAACTACCATATTTAAAAGATGAGGTGACATCTATGATGATGTGGTTAAAAGAAAATCAATGAAAAAATATAAAGAATATACAGTAGCTATTGCTATACAATCTAAACATTCCAAAGTACCAACAGACTTTAGATTTGAGAATACAAGTATTATGTTAGACTTAGACCAAGTGATTTGGTGTAAACAATATTTTCATGAGGCAACAGATAAGTTTAAGGATGAGTACACAGATATATTAATATTTGGTCAGTCAAAACCTATTACACTTAAGATCAATTATGAAAAATTTAAAAAGGAACTTAAACAAAATTAAAAATGATAGTAAAATTATTTGATATACAGAATAGTAAAGTTGTATTAACTGAGCATTGTTATACATTACCTTTCCTAAAAAAAATTATGGATGAATATCCTGATAATTATATGCAGGTATATCAATATATATTTTATTTAAGTTGTCCTGATCCAGATCTAAATCCTTTTTTTAATCTACCAGAACATGAGAAAGAAGATATTATTATAGAAGAAATTGGATTAGAAGAATCTCCTGAAGATGGAAAAATAAGATATGCATTAGATATGTGTAAAAAAATGTATGAAACACCTACGTATAGGGCTTATGTAGGAATTAAAGCTATGTTAGATAGGCTTGCTAAGTATATGGAGGTAACCCCTATAGAGCATGGTAGAGATGGTAACATGAACTCTATGATAAATGCTGCAGCTAAATTTGAGAACATTAGACAATCATATAAGGGTGCATTTTTAGATATGAAACAAGAACAAGAAAGTTCAGTACGTGGTGGTGCGGGATTGGCATATGATCAATTATAATTATAAAAACTAAACAAATGAAAAATCAGATAGTAGTACCAGTGGGCATGAAATTATTAATAAAGGAAATTAAACCAGAAACTAAAACCAAATCTGGGTTGTATTTACCTGAACAATTTTCTAAACAAACATTTCAAGGTACTGTTGTGGGTAGAGGAGATGAAGTAACATCAATAGAAATTGGTGATACAGTACAATATGCAGATCATGCTATGCCAACACCAATGAAACATAATGGTGAAGAACACTTATTATTGCAATTAGGAGATGTTTATGCAATTATAAGATATGATGAGTAGAATCATACCAACATATGAGCTAGGTGCTTGGACAACAACTGAGTTTAAGGATGACCAAGAATTCCAAGAATATATTTATGATATATTTAGAGAGCCTGGGAAATATGAATTTGATGAAACAGCATATTTGTTTAATGCAGAAGCTAAAAGATTTAATGAAGAAGACTTGTATTGTAGTGCACCTTTTAGGTCTAAAGATTTTATGGCTTATTGGGATGATCAAAAAAACAAATGCAGGCAGGGTGTAATCTACAATAACAATGGTAGGTCTTGGTTTTTGACTAGGGATTATTATATGTGGTTAAACTTTCTACCCATATTTGATAAAGAAGAAAAAAAATATGGTTTTGCTAAAGTACGTGATGCTCAATATCATATGGCATTATATGAACTATTAGCAGAACTAAATAATCAACATTCTGCAATACTTAAAAAAAGACAGATAGCTTCTTCATATTTTCATATGGGTAAGCTTATTAATACGTACTGGTTTGAAGAAGGTAGTACGTGTAAAATTGGAGCATCATTAAAAGATTATATTAATGATAAAGGTTCCTGGAAATTTCTAGATGAGTACAAAACCTTTTTAAATGAACACACAGCTTGGTATAGACCTAGTAACCCTGAAAAGGTTTTACTCTGGCAACAGCAGATAGAAGTTAAGGTAGGAAACAGAAAAACTTCACGTGGTTTAAAATCTAAAATACAAGGTGCATCATTTGAGAAAAATGCAACAACTGGTGTAGGTGGACCATGTTCATACTTCTTTCATGAAGAGGCAGGTATAGCACCAAAGATGATGCAAACATATGAGTACCTACGCCCTGCAATGTCTTCAGGTATGGTTACTACAGGAATGTTTATTGCAGCAGGTTCAGTGGGAGATTTAGAACAATGTAATCCTTTAAAAGACATGATACTAAATCCTGTAGCAAATGATATATACGCTGTAGAAACTAACCTTATGGATGCAGATGGAACAACAGCAATGGCTGGACTATTTATACCAGAGCAATGGTCAATGCCTCCCTACATAGATGCATATGGTAACTCTGAAATAGAAGAAGCTCTAGTTGCAATAGATCTAGAAAGAGCACGTTGGAAAAATGAATTAGGAGCAGAACAATTCCAATTAAGAATATCACAGAAGCCTAAAAATATTGCTGAAGCATTTGCATATAGAAAAGCATCAGTATTCCCACAAGGTATACTAGCAAAGCAATTAAAAAAGATAGAAGAAAAAGAATACCCATATGAACTAATTGAATTAGAAAAAGAACAGGACGGTATTGTTGCTAAAAGAACAAGAAAATTACCTATATCTGAATTTCCAGTAAACAAAAAACAAACAGATAAAACTGGATCTATGGTTGTATGGGAAAGACCTGCAGCTAAGAGGCCTGCGTTTGGTGCATATTATGCATCTATTGATCCAGTCTCAGAAGGAAAAACAACAACTTCAGATTCATTATGTAGTATTTATGTATACAAAAATGCAACAGAAGTTACAAGGACAATAGCATCAGGAGAAGTAGAACAATTTATAGAAAAAGATAAAATTGTAGCAGCATGGTGTGGAAGATTTGATGACATAAATAAAACACATGAAAAACTTGAGCTTATTATAGAATGGTATAATGCATGGACTATTGTTGAAAATAATATTTCATTATTTATACAGCATATGATTGCTAGAAAAAAACAAAGATACCTTGTTCCAAAACAACAAATATTATTCCTAAAAGATCTGGGTTCTAACAGAACAGTTTATCAAGAGTATGGATGGAAAAATACTGGAACACTATTTAAAAGTCATTTAATCTCTTATGCTATAGAATTTATCAGAGAAGCAATAGATGAAGAATTAGATGATGAAGGCAATGTAATGTCACAAACATTAGGTGTTGAAAGAATACCGGATCCTATGTTGATAAAGGAGATGTTAGCCTATTACCCTGGATTAAATGTTGATAGATTAGTTACATTTGGTGCACTGATTGCATTTGCTAAAATACAACAATCTAATAGGGGTTATACCAAAAGACGTGAATCAGACAGTCAATCTTTGGTAAATTCAGAAAAAATAAGTAAATTAAAGTATACCAGTGCGTTTAAAAATATAGGCCGTAAAAAGTCTAGTATGGGTGGAAGAACAGGGCGTACAGGGTTTAAAAATATTAAATAGCCTAAAAAAATTTAGATGAGAGTATTAAATGCAATGCAATTAAAGAACGGTGCTAAAGCAGAAGAAGGAGCTTCCTATTCTAGTTTAACACAACCCACACAGTTTTTACCATACAGTAAAAAAACAGATGATTGGGCGGCTTGGAATCTAGATTGGTTAGAATTACAAGGTATAGAATTTCTTAAAATTAATTCAAGAAGACTATTAAAAAACTATAAACTTGCTGTAGGTATAATAGATAAAACAGATTACATTGTTGAACCAGACAATGATTATAAAGAAATGATGGACGTTCTTACCCAAGAGAATGAATCAGCTCTTGAACTAAAATTTTATCCAATTGTACCCAATGTAATAAATGTGTTGACAGGTGAATTTGCTAAGAGATATTCTAAAGTTCAATTTAGAGCAGTAGATGACACATCTTACAATGAGATGCTTGAACAAAAAAGATTACAAATTGAGGAAACTTTGTTAGCTGATGCAGAGTCAAATTTAGTAATGAAAATGTTAGAGATGGGCATGGACCCAGCATCTGAAGAAGCACAACAAAAACTATCACCAGAAGGCTTAAAGTCTTTACCAGAAATTGAAGATTTCTTTAGTAAGTCTTATAGAAGTATGGTTGAAGAATGGGCAACTCACCAGCTTAATGTGGATGAGGAAAGATTCAAAATGCAAGAGCTAGAAGAAAGAGGCTTTAGAGATATGCTTATTTCTGATAGAGAGTTCTGGCATTTTAGAATGTTAGAAGATGATTATGATGTAGAACTATGGAATCCTGTATTAACATTTTACCAGAAATCTCCAGATCAAAGATATATATCTGATTCTAACTATGTAGGTAAGGTAGATTTGATGACAGTATCAGATGTTATAGATAAGTTTGGTTATCTTATGGATGAGAGACAACTTAAATCTCTTCAAAAAATATATCCAGCAAGATCTGCACAGTATCAAGTAAATGGATATCAAAATGATGGTTCATATTATGATGCAACTAGGTCACATGAGTGGAATACAAATTCTCCTGGTTTAGCATACAGACAATATACAAGTAACTACTGGAATGATCCAGCAACAGGAGGGGATATTATTAGTGAGATATTAGATAACTCAGAAGATATGACTCCTTTAGATGAAGGAAACTTGATGAGAGTTTCTACTATATATTGGAAGACACAAAGAAGAATTGGTCATTTGACTAAGATAGAAATTGATGGTTCAGTAACTCAGGAAATAATTGATGAAACATTTAAAATAACTGAGAAGCCAGTATATGATACTTCAATATTTAAAAATAAAACAAAAGAAACATTACTTCAAGGAGAGCATATTGAATGGATATGGATTAATGAAGTATGGGGTGGCGTTAAGATTGGTCCAAATTTACCAGCAATGTGGAGATCTACCATGGGTGATAATATTAATCCAATCTATGTTGGTATAAATAGAACTAAGCCTGGAAGATTACCTTTCCAGTTTAAAGGCAATAATACACTCTATGGATGCAAACTTCCAGTAGAAGGAAGAGTATTTTCTGATAGAAATACTAAGTCTACGTCTTTAGTAGATTTGATGAAAGCATATCAAGTTGGATACAATATGGTTAACAACCAAATTGCTGACATTCTAATAGATGAATTAGGAACAGTAATTATGTTTGATCAAAATGCTTTACCACGTCACTCAATGGGAGAAGACTGGGGGAAAAATAATTATGCTAAAGCATGGGTTGCAATGAAAGACTTTCAAATGCTACCTCTTGATACATCAATTACAAATACTGAGAATGCTACCAACTTTAATCACTATCAAACTCTTAATATGGAGCAGACTAGTAGATTAATGTCTAGAATACAATTAGCAAATTATTTTAAACAACAGTGCTTTGATGCAATTGGAATTAACCCACAACGTCTAGGAGGAGCTGTATCAGCTCAAACTGCTACAGGGGTAGTTCAGGCTATGCAACAATCTTACGCTCAAACAGAGATGTATTTTGTACAGCATTCAGATCAATTAATGCCTAGAGTTCATCAAATGAGAACTGA